ATGAATATAATAGATACTATAAAAGATTCTTGGTTGTTCGAGGACCACTTGAAAGCTATTACGGGTCCTTTATTTGTTGCTGCTGCTTTATGGCTGGCTCGCTTAATAAAACGCCTTTGCTTCCCTTTTGTCTTTATTTTCAAAATGAATCTTTCATCTGGTTTTATTAGGTTGTCTGTAGACGATAAGGTTATTGCGCTAAAGATAATTAGTGAAATTAATGATGTTGATGGGGAATATGATATTTTAATAAAGGAGCTAAAACTTAGGCAGTATGGTTTATTTTATCCTCTACCTGTATTAAGGGTTCTGTTTAGTTACATTTATGATAATAATGTTCGAATGAATAGTACAGGTTTTTTATCTTTCCTTGACTGTAATCAGATTTTCAATTATAAACGGGATGAAATGCCTGTTTGTTCATTAAAAAAAGTGACGGGCCACATATTTTTTTATACTCTATTTCTTGCTTTTTTGGCGTGGTACAGTATTAGCGTTTTTAATTCAATTTTAACCCTTTATCATTCCCCTTTGAACTTTATAAACATATCCACAATAATTTTAATGTTCATCATTATTATTGTAATCTTAAGGTTTGCTTACATTTTTATTGAAAATTTCATATCTCTTTTTTGGGCAATTTCTTTTTCAAAAAAATTGAGAAAATATGCTGTTTTAAAAGAACAAATGAAACTCATTAAAAAATATGAACAATAAAATTTCGTGCCTGTATTTTCTTGAATTTGTGGCGGTGAGAGGGGGATTGACTCGCTGCGCTCGCTCTGCGGGCAGCGTCGCAGGCTCCGCTGTCCAACGGGCTGCGCCTGTTGTCGAACCCCGGCGGGGGTCTCATACCCCTCTTACTGAGAGATATAAACGAAAAAAGCCTGAACGTAAGTTCAGGCTTTTCTCTGAAATGATGGCGGTGAGAGGGGGATTCGAACCCGCGTTCATATCTTCGTAACCTCATGATAGATAATGGTTTCATAAAAGGATCCTTTTTCACGTGCACTACACGTGCATTTTTCTGCAAATTGCCCCATTAATCACTTCCGGTTTTGATCCCCGGCCTCGACAGATGTCCGTCGTAATCGACCAGGTAAGAGCCGTAATTTCTGAACAGCATGTCCGGTCCTTTATGTCCCATTTGCTTACAGAGCCAGAACAGGTTTGCACCAGAGCTGATATGCATCGTCGCAAACGTGTGACGTGTCTGATACGGATTGCGATACCTGAGCTTTGACTCGCGCATGATGATGCGCCATGCCTTCTGCCGGATAGCATCAGAGCCTGCCCACGGCTCGCCAGTGCGCGGGTCTTCGAAAACAAACTCGCTCTTAAGCTGCGTGAACTGCTTCATGATGCCGAGCGCCTCGATCGCCTCCTCGTTCAAATCTATCTTCCTTGTGCCGGCGCGCGTCTTGGTAGATTTCTCCACACCCTCAACAACGGCGTTCTGCACAAACGCTGTCTTCCTTTCGAAATCTATATCCCTCCACCGAAGCGCGCAGAGCTCGGAAGGGCGCACGCCAGTGTTCAGCGCAAACTGGAATGTCGCTTTCCACTGTGGATAGAGGCAGTGCATATAGATGATGCTTATTTCCGCAGGAGTGAATGGGTCAACCTCGTATTCCTCTGTGTTTCCATACTCAACAGAGAAGTAGCGAGATGCGCTGATGTGCGCGACTGGGTTATCACTGATAAGCCCATCCGTCACCGCTTCATCAATGGCACTGCGCAAAAACGACAGCCGGTTTCGGATGGTCTTCAGCTTGGTTTTCTGTGTCGATACCCAGCTTTTAAGCGCAGCTGGCGTCAGCTCCGTCACGTAGATGTTGTGGAGCAACCTCAGCGATCGCAGGCACTTCCTGTAGCCGTCCAGAGTAGAGGGTGACAGGTTGCGGTTTTCACTGATGACCAGGTACTCCTCGAGGTAGTCCTTTACCGTCTTTTTCTTCTTCTGATGCCCAAACAGTGCGGCCTTTTTTGAGCGGGGGAAGTACTGCAGGTAGTTAAAATCCCCCGACGCGATGCGGTTTTGTATCTCTCCCAGATATCGCTCGGCATACTTTATGTTTCGTGCATTCACCTCCATTCCCGACAATGGCTCTCTGCACAGAACGCCATTAAACGTAAATGTCAGCTGCAGCGTTTCGCCAGTCTTATGGCGGCGCACGGTTATTCCGCGCGGTAAAGCGGATCCTTGCTGCTTCTTGCCCATCGGTTCACCTCTTCTGTATCAATCCAGCGCTCCCGGACGCCGTCCACTTTTAATACGTGAACCCCCATCCTCCAGATCTTCCTTTGTATCCGTTTGTTAATGGCTTCCTCCGATTCTCCTGTGGTTTGGCAGTATGCTGAAATGGGCATTACATCAAGGCTCATATCTACTCCTTATCCGGCCATATCCAGGCCGCGGCTAAGCAAATAAAAACGGCGAGCCACAGAGTGAACTCGCCGGGGGAGATGTCGCTGAGGGTGTTCATAGCCATTCGCCAACACTGGCGGCGAGATAGGTGATCGCCTTTCTCGTATGGCTCATGATATCTGGTCCATCGATATCGACCGTATAGCTGCAGGCGCCGGCCGGTTCACTCACCAGAATTACCTTCGGCCCGTAGTGGATATTCATGTCCATCTGATGGGCCAGATGAAATGCGTCTGCATCATTATTCAGAGGGTTCCACGGCGTATAAACCACCGGGTCGATAAGTATGTTTCCCTGTTCGTCGAAACCGAATGTGCGATGCCCCGCAGCCTTGGCGGCAAGCTCAAGAGCGTCTTCATCAGACATAACAACTCCTCACGCAGAGCGCGATCGTGAATAGGGTGGGCTGGGGGTTAGGCGGGTACGACAGTGGTTTGCTTAATGGCTTCTCGAACAGCCTGCACGATTCTTTCGAGGTAGTCGTAATCTGGATTTGGTGCGGTGGGCCAGCTGGCGTGCCAAGGTTCATCTCCAAACACCTTGCGAAGAGATGAATGGCTGTGCCAGTTGCAAACCATGTCTTTCACATCATCCGCTCCATCAGCCTCATCCCAATATTCTCGGGCCTCAAATTGGTCAATTTCCTTCTCACGGCGAAGCTTTAAAATTTCCTTTTTAACGAATTCAATATTGGCTTCGTTATCTTCCCCCTCGATGGCTGATCGAATGCCACGGCTAAGGCAGTTGATAAGGTATGAATCGTTACAGTCGATGAAGAATTCTTGAATCGTGCGGTCAGACATGGAGCCCCAGTATGACGTCCATGACTTGCCGAAGCAGGTAATGGTGATGCTGCCAGCGCCGGGGCGGAGGTTTTCAATCATCACTTTTACCGGGTCTAGCCTGTCAGCGTCGGTGATAACCAACTGTTGAATGGTGCTCTGGGTTACCTTCATACCAAGCTCCTCTGCTTCTGCGCCCACAGCACGCGCTCAAAGTCCTCTCTGCATTCGCAACAGCAAAAGAAACCCTTCGCTATCTTCTCGCCGCAATCACCGTTATGGCATACGCCGGTAAAGGTCATGCTCGGCTTCGGCCTGTTCGCCAGCGCTACCTCAATCAGCTGCTGCTCTCTTGCTGCTGCTTCATCTGCTGCATCTGGAAAATTCATACCGCCTCCTTGAATGCCTGTTCGCACTGCTCAGATACGCGGCGGATATGCTGTTCCATCTCCTGCAGCGACTGCACATCTGACATCTGCACATCGAGATGAATCAGGCCGGCAATCGCCTGGCTGAGCTTCGGGAAGTAACCGACCAGCGAGAGATATTCACCGCCAGCGTTCTTGCCTTCCTTGACGATTTTCTTCTCCTGTACGATGAACTGGAACTGGTCAGCGGTCAGGACGTACTTGTCACCGATATCAATTTTCATACTCATTTCCCCTTATCTACCAGGCATGTCACATAGCCTGTATTGGCTGGAATTTGCTTGCTGATGGTCTTAACTGATTCGATACAACTGGCAGAGTTATCAAACGGGATATGAGTTAAGCTGCCAGACTGAAACATGATGATGATGAGATAGAGGTGCATGCTTACCTCCGAAATTTGGGCGTAAAAAAACCGCATTACGCGGTCATATGCTGCTGCTTAATGGGTTCGCAGTTTTTCATTCGGGCTCCGGCGCTGCTGCCAGCATGGCGGCCCATTCACTGTCGATATCGTCTGGCGCATCATCATATGCGTCCCACATTTCCTTTGTCGGCTCGACCGGCACGAGCTTCCAGCCTTCGCGCGCCTTGCGATGCGCCAGCAGCTCCTTTGCCATTTCCTGCGAATCCTTACCGCGGGCGTTGCCCGTTGTCGCTATATACTCAATCCTCTCATCACTAATCATTTCACCTCCTCAATTTTACGCAGAAGTTCGTTGCGGATGTGCCGCAGGGCGTTTTTAGATCCGACTGTTTGTGTGCAGTAGATGGAGTAAATGCGCTCAATCTCATTCTCATCAGGAACCAGCTCCGCAAGGTTGATGGCGGGCGCGGTGCCGTTCAGCTCAATAACTCTTTTTGCATAACAGGCGCAGCCCATAGCGAAGCCGGTACGGTATTCATAGCTTTCCTCGCTGACGTCTGGAAGCCCATCTACCGGCAGCCTCAGCGCGGCAACTGGCGGCGCTGAATAGAACTCCGTTACCTTTTCTGGACAGAAAGAAAATGAGCGACACCCGTTATACTCAAACTCACCATCTGCTTCGCCCAAGAAGGCGACAGGCTCAGCCGCCAGCGCCGCCAGGGAGATCTCCATCAGCTCTACCATGTAGCGCATATTGGGATTCGATTCTGATGCAGCCTTCCAGCGTTTAATCTCAATTCTGCACAGCCCAGCAAGCACCTCTCTCTGCTCTTCCGTAAATTGCATCATTTGGCCCCTTCAGCTGTTGGGTTGTAATCGTCGCCTTCACGCCAGAAAATTGGGCGAATATCTTTTAAAAGGCGCTCGTTTGGTATGCGCTTTCCATCCTGCACGTTGAAGACTTTTACGAAGATGCGGTGATAAGCTCCGTCGCCATCCAAATGAGGCCATATTTTAAAGCCAGAAACCTCGCGACGTTCCCATCTATCAGCGCTGGCCAGGTGAATCAGCACCTCATCACCAACATCCGGCAGCTGACGGCCATCCCAGACTTTTTTAGCGCCCATCAGGAAATCTCCTTCTGCTGTTCCCATGCCTTCTGCATAAATTCTTCGCTGAACTCCATATCCGGCGCTTGCTCGAAAGCGATATACGCTTCCTCCTGGCAATTAGTGCAGTAGCCGGAAACCTTACGGCAGCCGCAGTTATCGCAGTGTCCACTCATCTGTCATCTCCTGTGCCGCTGAGCGGCGAAATAGTTAGTCCTGCACCACAGCGCCAAACCTTCCGCGCCTCTCATTCTGGTAATCCATCCACAGCACGCCCGGCTTCGTGACGATGATACGAGGAAGAGGAGGGCGCACAGCCGTCTCTCTGACTACCTGACGCAACCGGCGCTCTTCCATGAGCTGAATCTTCCTTTCCGGCGTCAACCTGCGCTCGTGCTCCTCGCCACGTTTCGCCGCCTGCGTTGCTTCTACCGCGGCTAAGGCAACCTGCTGACACTTCCTCTGATGCGGCGTCATCTGCTCTGTACGCCACAGAAACCTTTCCTTTTGTATTTCTGACAGGCGTGCGTAATGCGCCGATTCAAGCGGTGTAAGAGTCATACAGGTGCCTTAGTGGAGGGTTAAATCAGAAAGGAGTGAAACCGTCGTCGTGCTGCGGGTAGTCTTGATAGCCTGCTGTGTTACCGCTTGCAGAGCCTTTCTTGCGCTCGTCTTTGTCCTTCAGTCCCGCAGCCATGCGGTCAACGGCTTCGGCGTTCTTGCCTTCTGCCTTCTCCAGCAGCGTCTGGCGAGTTTGTGCGATAAACGGCAAGCGAATCTCCAGTCCATAGGTATCAGAGCCGTCATTCTTGCTACGGAGGACTTTCTGCAGCACCAGCCCGACTTTCTTGCCTGCGAATTCAGGCGCAACGAACTGGCCGGCCGCTTTCATCTGGTTGGTGAGCTGCTTCACGCCAGCGCAGCCCATGATTGCGTGAACCATATTCACGCCGAAGGTGTTCTCGCTGCCGTCTTTTTTGCTGACATAGACGCTCAGGTACTGCACTTTGCGACCATCATCGGATTCGCCAGAGAACTCGATAGCCTTCGCGCCGCCTGAAGAGGTGGTGAGCGCCGCCTCGGTGATGGTGAGAACGTATGCGCCACTCTCGTTGATAAAACCGCCCTGACCGGCGGTTAATGCTGCTTCGTGGTTGTAGGTGAAAATCACATTACTCATGCGGCTGATTCCTTCAGGTTATGAACATTGGATAAGCCCCAGTAGTCGCAGATGGTTGCATCCACGAAAGCCAGGTCGTTGTCGATTTCGTTGGCGTCGAACATGCCCATCGGTGATTTAACCGTGTCAGCGCCGTTGTTTTTGGTGGTGAAGAAGAACTGGTCATCGCGGGTGAGGGTTCGGAGAACGATAGTGAACATGCCTTCGACAGTGATTTTTTCGTCGAGCATTTTGCCGATCGTCTTCATCTTCACGCGACCCATCGCCGTCTCTTCTGTGTGGGCAAGGAAGTAGACGCGAAGGTCATCAGGCGCGTCCTGAGCGGCTTTGATAACCTCCCATGCGTGCCGGCCAATCTCCGTAAACTTGTCGAATGACTTCTCGTCGGATCGGCGCATAAACTCGTTGCTCATCACGTACTGGAAGTCGTCGATGATGACGATCCGCTTTCCGTACTCGCGCGCCCTTTTGATAACGCCGACGATGAATTCCCACTTATCTGTGTTAACTACCGTGCCTTTCTTCTGCGCCGCATCCCACGGCGTCCAGTCGCGTGACTTGAACGGCAGGGGCTTGCCCACCGCCTTCACCAGAATGACCTCTTCAGGATTCAGGTTACGCAGGCTTGTCGATTTGCCCGTGCCTGAATCGCCGAGAACTAGCGTTGCTGTGCCCATCAGTTAATCCCCATCTGTGCTGCCTGCTGCTCCGTACGGTAATCAGCAATCGCTTCCTGTGCGGCTTGCTCTGGCGTCATCTTCTCGAGCACAGGCTCTAAAATGGCCTGCATCATCTCGATGAAATACATATCCGGGTCAATCATGCTGCTATCTCCTGACGAATCGTGTAACCCTGCTCTGTAAGCCACTCCATGACGTCTTTAATGTCCATCTGGTTGAGTAGCTGCTTGCCGTTGAAGTCGAGAAGGGACACTTCATCAGCTTCGATAACCAACATGCCGGGGCGATATCCGGCGCGAGTCTTCAACTCGCCGCACTCGATTTTCAGCTTCATCACTTAGCCCTCAGGCCTAATTTCTGGAGGAGCATGCGGGTGAAGTCGAAGCCAGTCAGTCGCTCATCTTCCCGGCGCTGACGCTCCAGCTCTTCCTGCTGCTTGCGGTACAGCTCAACTGCTGTCGGCGCGTTCATTGCGGATTCCCCGGCTGTGTTACTGACTGAATCAGACGCTCTACCAGCTTCTGTAAGCGGCTCTTCGGCTTCCACGACATAACGTCTGCGCCGGTTAATTTGAATGCGAACATAGTGTTTTGTGGGCAGCCCGATGCTGCCCCTGCGAAAGAAAGACGCATGGGGATACCTCATTAAATTTGGTTGGTGTCAAAAAGATGGGCACCATTGCGGTGCCCATAGGGAGTGTTACTGTCTGGTTATCTCAAGCCCTCTAAAGGCGTTGGTGACTAGCACCGTCATGGCCTGTCGTGACAAGCCATTGCGCTGCTATCAGTCATCGTCGTCGTCGTCATCAAGGTTGATGACTTTCAGCCAGGTCCTTGCTGCATTTCGGGCGCACCAGTCATCAGCTTCGTTGTAACTGTCGAATACCAGGTTGTCGCCGAATGCATCCTTAGCGATTTCCGCGTCTTCAGGGTCATCTACGTTGAGCAAAACAATGCATTGCATACTCTCTCTCCTGTAGTGGTTACTGGCCCAATGCTCGGGCTATAGCAGCCTGAGCCGTCTCTATTTCATCTGGATATTGGTCATTCCAGTTCTGCTTGTATGCCTTGTTAAGCATTGCCTGCAGCGCCTCAAGAAGCTCAGGTGCTGCGGCAATGAGGTGCGAGTTTGCTTTATATTCAGTTGGGTTCAACTCACGGTGCCCGCCAATATCTCCCCAATGCTGAAACCCCTTTTCATCCCATCCATCCAATATTGCTACCCTCTCAGCTGATACAACCTTAAATCCATTGCTATCAGTGATGTTAAGTGGCTCATCAATATATTTTTCAATGGCAATCCAAGGCCCCGGCGTGCCCTTAAATTCACTCATCTCACCCTCCTAAATAACCCGCCACCATGTTGATCATGGTGGGCTCCAGTAAAAAGGCTGCGGGTGGCAGCCTGTTAGTTCAAAATTAAGTCGTATTCGCAGGGCGATTCCTTATAACGACCGCCTGCTGTGTAAAAGGCTATCCGGTCTAGTTGGCCATCTGGTTTTGTTACGACGCCAAAGAACTGATAAACGGTGAATAGCTCCGAATCATCGCGCTGAACTTCAAATGTAAGCCCATTCTTGGTTGGGTATTTTCCGCCAACAACCAGCATTTCTCACCTCGCAGTTACGATATCTTTAGATTTGCGATAGCCAGCTGCGTAGACAGCGACTTGCGGTAAGCACATCCCGTCCTGTACTTCACCGCCCATGTATTTCGCGGCGCCTGCCAGAATCTGCTTGTGATATTCGGTCTCGGTTTCAACCGCTTTAACTACGCGGTCAGCTGCCGGCCGTTTGCAGGCAATCTCAGCGCGGCTCAGTTCCACGCGACGCTGCGGCGCTTCCTGACTAAATGCGCTCGCCAGAATCGCTTCAATCTCACGCGCCTTAATAGCCTCTTCAGCCCGGCGAGCGTTGCGGCGTGACTTCGCGTTATCTTTTCCAACAGGGTTAAGTGATTTGCCATAGACGATGTTCGCCATAAATCCTCCGGTTAGTTACTGGCTGCACTGTCGCAACAATGCACTCAGTAACCACTGTTTGAGTTCGGTGCGTTCTCGGCACCTTCCGTAGAGCTTCCCGCTCGTTGTTACAAAGAGCTGCTATCCGTTTCGTACTGCGCCAGCGTCCTGCTGATGGAGAGATATTCACATATTGTGATTTAATGGTCAATCACAAATTGTGTATAAATTTAATATGACACGCTATGTGTGTGATTTTTTTGTGTATTTATTTTTCTACAGCCGCAAAAAACCCGTACAGCGCTCGACTCAGTGCTAAGATTTCATGGCTTAACAGGAGGAGGTTGGTGGCATGAGAAACAAAGATGTGGCTGACTTGCACAGGAAGATGATGCCTGAGGTGGGAGAGGTTCTTGGTAGGGGGACTATGGAGCTGCTGAGGGAGGGGCGGGCGATAACTAATCTGGCAATAAAGGAGAAGATAACAGGTCTTTATGCTGATAAAGCAGATGACATAGTAGTGCAGATGGCGCTGGCTCTGCTGTCGACGACGCACTGACGGTGCAGGTCAGGATTGCGGGCAAAAAAAACCGCCAGACCAGCGCTGGCGGTAACTTGTCGAGCAACAAGCAAAGTGATGGATATATTTCACTTTCATTATTGGCCGATATTTTTTTACCTGCAAGCGTAAGCGGCAAAAAAAGCCCGCACACGGCGGGCAAGAGTGATGCGGACAATCAGCTTGTTCCGGCCCTGAGGCCGTGTCTCTCTGGACATTAGTGTTATCGGCACGGCAGGAGATAGCTTTAGGGGTGGGCATGAAAAACCCGGTGCGGTGGCGGGTGCAGGAGTGGCAACGAGTTCACCATTGGTAAACCGTTTACCATTAATGACATCGTTAACCATAGGGATCGGTGTGGCGGGCAAAACTGAAGGTATTGAGATCTTCTACTGGTATATCAACGAGATAGGGTGGCGGTCATATGGGGATCGGCGCAATAAAAAACCCGGCGCTGTGGCCGGGTTTATTTGCAGTGTTGGCGATAAAACTTTAGCACCTTGTTAGGTGTAAAATCAGAAGATTCGAATCCTGATAGTACACGCTGAAAAACGCTTTCTTCCATATCAGCGTGTTTTTCCAATTCTCCGCTTTCTTCCCTAGAAACCACATTAGGGACTTTCCATACAATAGCATCGGCATAGAAAACATAACTGTCATGATGCACAAATGGGTGCTCTCCAGCACGTAAAATACATGCTGGATCGTGGTGTACTGGAGCCGGATATACCGTGGTGATATTAACGACCAGTACGCATTCGCAACCATGGACAGGATGGTACACTGGATCGTTACAAATGATATGTAGATGTTTAGACCCACCAACAGGGGCCAATACGGTGCCTTTCCTGTATGGTGAGTAAACTGTCATGCTAGCTCACTGCTGAATTTTTTGAGTTGGTCGCGCGCTCTCATTCTATCAAGGAGAGCTTCGGCTTCCGCTTCAGATTTCCCGCCAGCCATGAAAATGGATTTTGGATTGATCGCAACAGACGACCCGTGAGGATCTTGCCACTCAGAACAAATTCGGTGCGTTAATTCACAAAGCTCAAAGCGCTTATAATGACCAAACTCTGAGAAAACTTTATCCAGAATTTTTATATCAGCTCGGCTTAGCTCATCGAAAGCATCATCGTCTTCAAGCCCATGAACTGGCTTTTTGACTGAAACCTCATAATTCGATTCACCTTTTATCCAGTCATCCCAAGGTGATTCTTCAAGAGGGCTGCCTGACTTAAGCAGGTCATAGGTTCGTGACAATACAGGACCATTGTTCATGGACACTGCGCGGTCACCAGTCATTGAGTCGCCATAACTGATCATATACTCACGATCAGCCAGGTAAAGCAGTTTCATGAGTTTGATATATGCCATGCGCCCACCACGTTTCAACAGTAGGTAACCAGCCATTTGAGCTGCTTTATTTTCGCTGTACATACTCAACCTCCCAGACTACCTAATTAGTAATCTCAAGTGTGATTATGAATACAAGTGATGCTGTAGTCAATCAGGCTTATTGGCCTGTAACCCTTCAGCCTCATTTTACCCAAACGTATCTTCCGGCCTAAGCACCTGGCATCCAGGCGCCGCTGGCAATGAACCATACCAGGAGTGCTATCCCTGCTATCCCACAAACAGCAGGGAAGATGTATCCAATCTTCATTTCATCACCCAAACGTCTCTTCCGGCCACTGAGCCTTAACCACCTTGCCAATGATGCGGATACTGTGGTCGCAGTCCAGAATCCTGTATGCAGGGTTCAGCGGCACCAGGTAACTAACGCCACTGTCCAGCTCGTACTTCTTGAACGTTACTTCTGAGTCACCGTTCGCAGATGCAATACAGAAATCACCCGACTCTACCGGTTCAGCCGGATCAATCAGTATCAGCATCCCTTCAGGAAAGCTCGGGCGCACACCCTGTGGTGCCGTCATTGAATGTCCCTTTACCTCAAGCCAGAACGCTTTCTCACTGGCTTTCTTCGTCGTTGGCACCCATGCCTTAGCGTCACTGGCCGTGTAGCTGCCGACCTCGGCAAATGGGCCAGCCTGGACGTGCGCGAACAATGGATATTCATATTGTTTGAAAACTGAATCAGACTCATCACCAAACATGATCTTGGCTGGTGATACGCCAAGGGCAGAACCAAGGATTACCGCGTCGTCAGCACTTACCTTACGTGTGCCTAACTCATAATTCCCCAGACGAGACGGAGCCGCCCAACCGCAAAGTTTGGCTAGCTGTACCTGGCTAAGTCCTTTTGCTTCACGCAGGGACTTAATCCTTTCCCCGATTAATTCATGCATTGTTTTCATCCAATAAATTTACCACGGTTCGTGATTGCACTCCGTACACGAATTGAGGTTGACTGTTAATCACATTTTGTGTGTAATGGTGTTCTGTTTAACGCCAAGGAGAACGCAATGAACAACATTGCACAGCAGCGAAAGAAAATCGGAGTTTCGCAGGCTGTTCTTGCTTCGGCGATTGGTTGGGGACAGTCACGAATTGCCAACTATGAGCTGAATATCCGTACCCCTGGACTCAACGATTGTCGACTGATTGTTGAAGGCCTAAAGAAGCTGGGATGCCATTGTTCTCTAGATGATGTTTTCCCACCTTCAAAAAGTAAAGCCGCTTAGCAGTACCCGCTCTTTTTACAACGGACATGAAGTCCTACGGAAGCCACCGAGAACGTGGCGACTAACTCAAACGAAACAACAAAACGTTCGTGGCAATAGCTGCGGCTTTGTCACGTCTGAACAACAACTTATCACCAAGGAATCATACGAAATGGATCATGCAAAGAAACGCAACGAGGCATTGCGCATTGAAAGCGCCTTGCTCAACAAAATCGCCCTGTTAGGCACTGAAAAGACAGCAGCTGCTGTTGGTGTCGATAAGGCGCAGATAAGCCGCTGGAAACGAGACTGGATACCGAAGTTCTCGATGCTTCTGGCAGTACTGGAATGGGGTGTCGTGGATGACGAGATGGCTCATTTAGCCCGGCAGGTGGCGCAGCTTCTCGCAAAAGGAAACGCCCCAAAGAGCAATGAACTCTTTGAGGCGTAGGGTGGGGCAACAACCACGATGCATATCCCGGAGATGATTATGCCAAAGAAACACGTTTTACGCCAGGCAGAAATGCGCAAAAACCTTGCCCGCATCGAGTTCTGCAAAGGCTTCAACCCGACTGTCGCGGAGAAGCTGAAGCACATTCTGGAAGAGGCCAAAGCGAAGGGGAAAGGGCAATGAGCAATCTGGCTGAAGTACATGATCTAACGCCTCACATCGAGGCAAGAGAGCGTCGCGTGGCAGATATTGAAGATGGATTCACGCGCATCGCCAATGAACTCCTCGAAGCCGTCATGCTTGCAGGACTAACCCAACATCAGCTTCTGGTATTCATGGCCGTCATGCGCAAAACATACGGCTTCAACAAGAAGGTTGACTGGATCAGCAATGAGCAGCTGTCACAGCTGACAGGGATGTTGCCACACAAATGTTCAGCAGCGAAAAGCGCTCTCGTTAAGCGTAATATCCTCAGCCAGAACGGCAGGCTGACTGGCATTAACAAAGTCATCGGAGACTGGGAAAAACCAGTTCACCCGAATCAGGTAAATTTACCCGAATCAGGTAAGGAATCTTTACCCGAATCAGGTAATCGCTCTCACCCGAATCGGGTAACCACAAAAGACAATATTACAAAAGACAAGAAAGACATTAAAAACACTTTGCCCGAACAGGTTCGGTCGACATGCGAAAAGGTCGCTAAGCCTGCAGGAAAGAATCAGGCAGCCGACGAAGCATTCGAGAAAATCTTCTGGTGTGCAGGCATGGTGAAAAAGGGCAAGCAGAAGGCTATGTCAGCTTTCAGGTCGAAGTATCAGGAGTGGCGGAAAGAGTCAGGCGGAACGCCGGAGCAGTTTGCTCAGATGCTGGCAGAAGATATCGCCGGCCGGCAGGGCAAGCAGTTCGGTTTTGACAACCTCCATCCCGCAACCTATCTCAACGGCAGCCGCTGGCAGGACGACAAGCCGGCAGCTGCAGCCTCAAGCTCAGTGAAATCAGCAATCACGGTTTCCAAGTCTGGCTACGTGTTCTTCGACAGGTGA